ATTTGGTTGCTGTCCAGGCTGGTCAGAATTCGTTTGGTGATGATGATATTATTGATTTTACGCCGACTAGACGAGTGACACATCATTGGTGGCCTAAGAAATTTGACACAGACCTTGGATATATAATTGGCTTGATTATCGCTGAAGGCTCAATTGAGGCCCAGCGCGTCGTAATCTACAATTATGATCAGGATATAATAGACTACTTACAGAAAATGCCAGCCGGACTGACATTCCGATATGAGGGAAATGGTAGGAATGTATGTAGCAGAGTGGCACTGGTAGACCTATTGGGACAGCTTGGATTCGAGCCTGGTATAGTCAATTGTTACAACAAATTCATTCCGGGGCGGCTGCTGAGGTGTTCGAGATCAGTACTGGTTAGTGTACTTTGTGGAATGTTTGATGGCGATGGCCATTCTAATAGGTATAACGGTGAAGTTGGGTACTCATCGGCGTCAAAATTGCTTATTGATCAGTTACGTATAGTGCTACTCAATTTCGATATCATATCAAAGACGTCAGTTAGTGAACGCGGGGTAGTTGTAGGACCAAAGGGGCATAAACATATCGCTGCTACTGCATATCAATTAAAGATGTCAACTATCGATTCTAATAAGTTCTATGAGAAGATTGGTTTTAGGCTGCAATATAAGCAAGACAAGAGGCGGTATTTATCGAGTAAACCGTTTGTGCTGGTTGATAGGGTCACGACGCGCAGAATACAAGATTTGCTGGCCGGTTACACCAAATCAGAAATTCGAATGGCGTGTAAATCGCAGCGGCATTTATTACAGAAAAAGAAACAGTTCACAATTGAGACTGTTAAGAAATTGGTACATGGCTTGAAAATTAGTGACCAATTTGTGCTCGATAGGTTGGCCGAAGCCGATGGTACTACTGGGATTAGAGTGGTGTGGCTGCCTGTAAGATCCAAAACAGTTGATTTTTCCAAGACTGTTAATCTAAGAGTTGATAAGCATCAAAGTTTTACAGCCAACGGAATTATAACTCATAATTGTCAGATCGAACGGACACTCTATAAGTTCCGATCCCGTCCGCATTGCAGAGTATGTTATAATCCCGATCGTCCTATAGATTCAGCGTTGTATTTGCCCGGAGATGTTGAATATGGCATAATTAACTACGAGGAATTGTTTATCTGGCTTGGGATGAAGAGGGAGAAATATCCGGATAATTATTTGGACCTTTTCAAGTGTAATTGGCGCAATAGGCAGTTTCCTCCCGGCAAAGCGAAGCAGGCTAAGGCTGTGCAGCGGCTTGGCCATAATTGTCCACACTGCAAGACTATACTAGAGGCAGAACCAGTAGTTACACCGTTGCAGGGTCGGTTTGGGGGCTCTGCTACTATCTTGTTCAGGGGCAATTCCAAGGTTTTTAACATGTGGTGCTTGAATAAATCAGAAATGGTCCTTAGTGACAATGGACCGATTACTATTAGTGAAGCCATAGATAAATCAAAAGTGTCTTCATGCGCCATTTATGGTCTTGAAGGATTATCTAAAATCGTTAATCATTTTTCCCGTGGTATTACCAAAACGCTCAAGCTAAAAACCTTGCTGGGGTATGAAATAGAATGTAGTCCAGAGCATCGTTTTTATTGCTTGAAATCAGATGGGCCGACTTGGATAGAGGCGAAAGATCTTCGTGAGGATGATTTACTGGGAATACAATATGACCAACGATTTTTTGCTGATAATAATGATCTCTCAGATATAAAATTGAGTAGTGGGGGCCACAAATCGCACGATCTAAGTCGCCCAAATGGTTTGTGGCACCCACCAAGTGGGTGGACCGAAGAGCTTGCATATATAATTGGATTGTTTATCGCAGAAGGTTCATATTCTTATAATAAATTAGTCATTTACAATATAGATCCAGATATTATACAAAGATTAGTCAATAATAATCTTGGCCTTAATTTTATACACGAACCCAAGTTTCAAAGAGTGTCATTGTGTAATAAGAGGTTTATTGAATTCTTGCTAATGATAGGATTTTCTGATAATATTAAGTGTGATAAGAAGTCTATTCCCGGACGCTTGTTGTGTGTTTCTTATGTAATTCAAAAGTCTCTGATTCGTGGTATGTTCGATGGAGATGGTGGCTCAAACAAATCAGATGGTCGTATAAATTATTCATCTACTTCGCACTTTTTGATTAAACAATTAAGAATGTTGCTGTTGAATATGGGATTTCTTTCCAGTCTTACCGAAGCAGGCCCTGGTTCTTTCCCAGGAAGTAAGAAAATAATTTATAAATTAACACTATCGACATTATATTCTTTTAAATTTTACAATGAGATTGGATTCACTTCGTCCTACAAACAAGGAAAGCAGGAGCATCTAGCCAAACCCAAGAGAATGCTTTACTGTTTAGCCAAGAAATTTGAAGCATTATATAACAAATACCCAATTAAGTCATTTGGTCCATATCGTTATATTTTGAAAAATAAAACTTGTTTATTAGAATCGATTCGTAAGCATTTGCTAAAATGGACCAATGTGTCTTTTGATCCAGATTATCAATTTCTAGAAGAACGATTGGATGAATGCGAAAGGTCCCAAGACAAGATTGCTTGGTTACCGATTAAGTCTATATCTCATTCGGAGAGTCCACTATGTGAGATTAGTGTAGATTCGGAGACACATTCCTATGTGGCCAATGGTATAATTACTCATAATTCACAGGTCGCTAGGACAGTAATTCTAGCGTTTGTGAAGAAAGAGGGTAGGGATAAAAAGAATTCTACGGCCTATCGCGATCATCTGTCTACCAAGATGCGCTTAGACGAAGATCGCCTAAAGCGTTTTTTCGCAGAGGCAGAGGAACTTTGCAAACATAATAATGATCATATGTGCTGTCTGGATGCATTACAAAGAATTATCAAAGAGGATGACAAGCCCTGGGATGGCATAATAGGTAAGCTTGTTGAGTACTCGAATTTGTCCCGGTCCCAGGTCACGGCTTTCATCAAAGCGATCAGACTGCGAAGCTTTGACTTTACAGATTCACCTCTTAGCCAGGAGGCTAATCGTGACCAGTACAATCGAAAATATGCCGATCTCAACCAGGAACCTGAAGAGTATTGATACTATAGCTCAGGGTGCTGGCATCGATATATCATCCTTTGATGCCAAAGAAGTGTTAATGGGCCTTGAGGTAGAACAAGAACATAACGGCCAAATGGGCACCGATATTGATGTGGTGCCTGGTAATGATCTGGGCACTATCCTTAAGATTGCTGTTGCCCATCTTCGCGAGGACCCTAAATACTATACCAAGCTCAAGAAGATGGAAACCGAATCGCTCGAGTGCATTCAGAAGTTAATCCAGGAGAGGAGAGTTACCAAGGAAGATTTCGATCTTTTCTTAGAGTCGTTGCCGAAGAGCAACCATGAGCGATTGGCTCGTCACACCAGGAGCAAGAAACGGTACCATCTTCGCCATCCCGGCAAACAGGTGGATGATGTGACAGATCGGGAAGGTAATAATGACCCCACCAAGACGTCACGGGGTAAGCTATCAGTTGCCAGGCAAGCTCGAGATAACCAACTGCATCCCGATAGGTTCGCAGAAGCCGTCGAATTTGTCCACAGGAACCAAGCCAGACTACCCGAAGACTGTATACAAGAAATGGCCGCAGTGAAAGACAAAACGGCCCTACTTGCTTTGATTATGCGTTTGCTTGGCCAATCTGGTGTTCAGATAAACAAGGATTGGCTACGAGGAATAAAAGGTCTTGCCGATGTCTGAAATTGATGATGACTTACAAGGATTGTTAGAAGAGCTAGACATAGGACCGGAGATATCCAAAGAAGAATTGCCATCGGTACCAATACCAGTACCGCCAGCCATACAACCTCCGGAACCGGAAGTCAAGGTCCTACCACCTGTGCTTGAGGACCCAGATCCGCTAAAAAAGGGGGAGCCTACAGATCTCTTTAGGGCAGAAGAAGTGCCGGAGGATGTTCTTGATATTAGGGAGTTTATCCGGCAACATAATAGGGACTATACAGAAACTAAGAGTAATCTGCGAGCCGATCGGGCCAAGGCCGATGAATTAGTACGCTTGCTTCTGAAAAGAGTTGATGATGGTACTGCTTCTAACCAGGAAACGGAGGCTGTTGTTCAGGCAATCAAGTGTCTTGTGGATTCCAATGGCCATATGGTCAGATTGTTAGATTCGAAGTCAAAGTTCTTGTCAGCCTCGAAGAGTAGTGTGGGTACTCTTATCCAACAGAATTTTGGCTATGGTGGAGCAAGTACAGAGCTGGAGGATATCCTTACCCAGCGAGTGGATGAAGACGAAGTATGATAACAAACCACCAGAGGAAAGCGATTAACCGGTGCCAGGGTTCTGTAGCATTTTTCCTGCGGAATTTTGTGAAGACCAAGCATACCTCTGCCGGCATCGTTCCCTTTAATCCTTTTAAATATCAAACCAAGGCGCTGAAGGCTTTTCGGAAGCACCGTTTCACAATTTTCCGCAAGTGTCGTCAGTGTGCAGTTGAAGGATCGATGGTATGGGGACCATATGGCCCGAAAGCCATTGAGACTATTCAGAAAGATGATTTAGTCTATAGTTTAAATTTAAAGACTGGGTTATTTGAGATTGTTCCAGTTAAGCGAGTATATGATAATGGCGAGCGTGAGGTATGCAATATAGTTTCAAAAACCGGCCATGTTTCTCAATTTACTCTTGACCATGAATTTTTGACTTGGGAACGCGGATGGATTCAAGCGCAAAATCTCAATCTAGGTGACACACTTGTTGAGATATCAGAACCAAGTCGTTTTTCTCCGCCGGTCCATCCAAGTGACCCCATACTTCTTGGTTATTCGGTTTGTGACGGGAGTTTTAGTAAAGGTCTATATTTCTGTAATTCCAACGATTTATATATCAACGAATGGTCTGCCGCATTCGCCGACAAATTTGGTTTCCAACCCAATATGAGAACTCATAAGAGTGGTTTTAAACCAGACTCTTTAAAACACCACAGAATAACTGGATCGGCAAAACGACTTATAAAAGATTGGTTGCGTGATCTCGGCATTTACGGTTTATCTAAAGATGCTAAGCAATTACCCGTTGCGGTTTTTAAATGGAACAATAATGATATCGCGACGCTTATCAGTAGGATGTTTGCCGCAGACGGATGGTATTCTGGTGGTCATTGCAATGAAGCTGGAATAGGACTAGAATCGACATTACTATTAAATCAGATTAAACAGCTTCTAAGTCGATTTGGCATAAGTAGCAAAATTTATCCAGCAAGTAATTCAACCATTCAAAAATTAAGGATTATAGGTGCTAGAGATTTCAATAAATTCGTTTCTCAAATTGGAATATTCGATAAAAATCCGCGTTGCCCAATAACTGAAGGATTTTGTAAAAATAGGCGCAGTGGTGAAATAAAGACAGTTTCCTCATCGCTTGGCGCAAGACGAGTTTATGATATTTGTGTTCCGCCGCACAATAATTATGTTGTAGATGGAGTAGTTGTTCATAATTCAGGAGTATCTAAAATATCAGGAGCATTCGCACTCTGGTTTGCAATGTTCTTTAATCATAAGACGGTCCTTATCGTTTCCCGGCGTGACGAGGACGCAATCACGTTTCTTTCCGAGAACGTGGTGTTTCCTTTTCGGCATCTACCGGCCTGGATGCAAGAATTATGGGATCCTGTCAAGAATAACGAGCACGAGCTCCAATTCCCAAATGGGTCCAAGATTAAGTCCTTGACATCGCATCCGGATGTTTTGCGTTCGAATTCCTCGTCATTGAATATTATTGATGAGGCCGCGTTTATTCGAGATATGAGTGTGATGTGGTCGGCAGGGTACCCATGTGTTAGGGGTGATACGCTAATCTGTACTGATAATGGGCTTATAGAAATCTCAAAATTAGGAGATCCCATTGGTCCGCAATGGCAGGACAAGGATTTTGACGTTGCCACTGATATTGGATATCAAAAATGTACAGCATTTTGTGTGTCCGGTCGACAACAAACGATTAAAATAACCACCTATCTTGGTGTTGAGTTAGAAGGCACTGGGCATCACAAAATACGTGTAATAGACAATAATGGCGATTATGTGTGGAGGGAGTTGTCATCTACACAGCAGGGCGATATTGTTGTTAGCAAACCAGATCAATTTGTGGGTAAAAGGCGCAACCTTGGAGACATAGATCTAACTCCCCAGTTTGCAGAGATTCTTGGACTATATATTGGAGATGGTAGTTTAAATATCAGCAGGCCCAAGCGGTTTAGAATATATTTTGATCCACAAGATATTGATACATGCAATCTAACCATTGAACGTTTCAGTGCATTACCATTGGGCTTAGAAACTAATGCATATTTAGTAAGAGATAAGACAACTGTTAGTTTGCGATTAAATTCTGCAATATTTATTGCATTTATACAGAAGCACAATCTCAACACAAAGACCAGTGCGCACGATGCGGAGATTCCACCCATTATCATGCAATCCGATCGCGAGGTTGTGTGTGCTTTTTTGCGTGGACTATTTGATTCTGATGGGTGGTGTTATGAATCGTCTACAAGTACGAAACTTGGATTCTCTACCGTTTCGAGGAAGTTGGCTTCACAGGTACAAATTCTATTATCATCTATTGGTATAGTATCCAAAAAACGTAAAATTGAAAATCACACAGAGGATAGATTTAGTGATAATCCATATTATAAGGTAGAAATATATGACGATTACAATAAAACTAAATATCGCGAGCAAATAGGATTCACAACCAACCGCAAGCAGCAAAATCTTGATCGTATTACTGGGTGTATAGAGCATTCGAAATTACATCATGATATATTGATAGCAGAGCTTATGGACGAAGTCATAGACAAAATACTTGCTGGTGGTACTTTTAGGGGATGTGCAGATAAACGTAAGTGGAATTTTTATAGAATCCGCAAATCCAGATGGGTTCGGTTGGGGCTAGTTAAAGAATTAGATTCAGAATTTGGTCTGAATTGTAGGCTGGCTGTCTACTTGAGAGATGGTTTACATTTTGATACTGTTGTTAGTGTTGAGGATAGTGAATGTGAGACTTATGATTTGTCCGTACCTTCAAATCATACTTATTTGATTAACTCTGTAGTGGGGCATAACACACTCCAACATGGGGGTTCCGTAATTATTGTATCGACCACCTCTGGCGTGGGGAATTGGTACTGGAGTACTTGGACAGATGCCGAGGCTGGTTTGAATGATTTCTATCCCATCATGATTAACTGGTGGGATATGGACTGGACGATCACCTATAAAGATGCGCTTAGCGGTCGCAAGACGAGTATTTCCCCGACAGCGGGCATTCGGAAGTGTGCTACGGCCGATGAGATCGATAAGTACGGTCCTTTCTGGTCGCCGTGGCTTGAAGAGCAGTATCGGGCCTTGCAAGAGAGGGGTGAGGCATGGAAGTTTAAACAGGAGATCTTAGCAAATTTTGTCGGCTCCGGTAACAGTGTTGTTGACCCGAGAGTTCTGACACATCTTACAACTTGTATCGATGATGAGTTCAAGACGATCAAGGGCGAGCAACCATATGTTCACCCGGTGAAACAGCATCGTCTTTCAATTAATTTCCTTGGTGACACGGGTGATCCCAGACCCGACGAGGGGCTCTGGGTTTGGCGGCCTCCGGCCTATGGAAGTCCGCAACGGGCTATGGGGAATCGGATTGTTGATCCTGGCACATCTGCTCATCGTTATACAATGGGTGTCGATATTGCCACTGGTAAAGGGCGTGATTATTTCGGTGCTGAAATATTCGATGTTGATGAGCAGGAGCAGGTTGCCGAGTTGATGGTTCATACGTTGCCACGCCAGTTTAAGTATATGGTGGATTATCTCGGTCGCTGGTATAACAATGCCCTAATGGTAGTCGAACGTAATAATGGTGGTGATGCATTTATTGATGAGCTTCGCTATGATCTGATGTATCCGAACTTGTGGCGGAAGAAGGATATTAATGATAAGCCGTCTGCTACGGCCAAGCAGCAGAAGATGCAAGTTGCTGCATATGGGTTTATGACTACCTTGGCTTCAAAGCCGAAATTGAATAAGCTTTTAATAGACTATCTTCGTACTGATGAGACTGGGTGGAAGATTTATAGCAGGCGGCTGGTCAAGCAACTTCAAATCTATGTCCGAAAGAGAGATAAGGCTGGAAGAGATACTAATAAGACAGAGGCAGAGGATGGCCCCGGGAACTTTGACGATCTCGTTGTATCTACTGGTTTGGCCTTTATAGGAATTCACGATGCAATTGCTATGGGAAGTTCTGGGCTTATACCCTTTATGCCAACTGCAGAATTGCGCTATGCGGTTCCGCAAGAGCCATCGATCGAAGATAAATTAGGTGATCTGGTCGCCACAGCCGGGAGCGCTGACCCAGCATTCTTAATGCCCATGACGGGTGTTGAGACTGTTTCTCCAGATCTGAGTGCCATGGCTGAACTGCAAAGGTTCACTCAGCAAATTGGGGCGACACCGATTGCACAATCATTACCGAGTGTTTCTGTCAAGAAACACGGGTTTGGCAAACGATGGGGCTCACAACATGTACTATGAATTCTCTCTAATGCCGTATACAGTCACGACGAAGTCAAGAAAGAAGTTGACAGAGCGTGTGGGCTGGGCACATAAAGCTTTGCGCATAAACCAAGCCTGGAAACAGACCAGAGGTAAGGGCATTAAGGTTGCCATCCTCGATACAGGATACGCAAATCATCATCCCGATCTCCAAAAAGCTGTCGTAAAATTCCAAGATTTCACTGGGCAAGGCATCTACGATCATGATGGGCATGGTAGTCACGTTGCAGGGATCGTTGGTGCCAGAGCTAATGATATTGGCGTAGTTGGTATTGCTCCAAAGTGCAAATTATTGATTGCCAAGGTACTCAATAATCAAGGATGGGGCAAGACTGCTTGGATAGCCAACGGTATCAAGTGGGCCGCCAATCAGGGTGCTGATATCATTTCAATGAGTCTTGGCTCTAGTTCAGCCATGAGAGATGTACTACAAGCACTCCGAGCACTTCCTCAGAGTACCTTTGTCGTGGCGGCTGCGGGTAATTCTGGTCCGCGGATGAATACAGTTTGCTATCCGGCCATGCACAAAATGGTAATCTCAGTTGGTGCTATTACTCAAAAAAAGGAAATAGCCTCTTGGTCGTCCCGTGGCAACACAGTCGATGTGGTTGCCCCCGGTGTTAATATCATTAGTTGCTTCCCTCCCAGAGCGCTGGCAACCATGTCCGGCTCGAGTATGTCCTGTCCGATTGTATCGGGAATAATGGCGCTGGCTCTAGCCAAGCACAGGCTGCACGGTGGGGCAACACCAATCAACACCCGGCAAGACATGCTTAATCATCTAATCAAATCATGTGTTGATTTGGGTAAGAAGGGTAAGGATCCACACTATGGTTATGGGCTGATAAATCCCAATAAATTGCTAAATAGCTAGCACAGACATAAGAATCACTCCTGGCTCCTATCGTTTGAAATATCAATAACAATTTACCTGTGGGTAAATAAAATATACTACAAATATGGTCATAGAGTATCGGCATGATTGATTGGGATACTACTCTAAACGAATTCGGCTATAGGTCATTGCCGGATAGCAAACGGCCCAAGGTGGTTTGCATATGTGATAACTGTTCCAAAAAACGTGCCATAACCATACGTGTTAAATCTAAAGTCGTCAATAATCAGATGCAATGGTGCTGTCCATCCTGTGTCAAATTGCGTGAAAGCAATACCATATCGGCTAGGATGACAAAGCAATGGCAGGACCCAGAATACATCTCCAAGAGACAATTATCATCAACAACTCTGTGGCAAGATACTGAATACCAAGATAAGCACAGTAGTGCCGTTAAGCAAGCCATGAAATCTGTTGATATGACAAGTATACTCAAAAAGCGATATGGGGATCCAGCAGAAAGAGAAAAGCATCGTAAGATATCTCTTGAACTTTTCTCAACACCAGAATTTGTTGATAAGCACCTGCAGTCCATGGCATGTCCAGAAGTTCGTGCCAAATGCTCTGCGGGTGCTAAAGCCGCGTGGAAGGACCCAAGTTATAGAGAAAAGATGGCTCAGATCCTTAGTGAAAGCTCTGAGAAGCTTTGGGCCGATCCAGAGTATAGAGAACGGATGTCTAAAATCATAGGTGAGAATTCCAAGAAGCTTTGGGCTGACCCAGAGTATAGAGAACGGATATCTAAAATCTTTAGTGAAAGCTCTAAACGCAGGTGGGCTGATCCAGAATACAGGGAGCAAATATCCAAAATCTTGAGTGAAAGTTTTAAGAAGCTTTGGGCTGATCCAGAATATAGGGAGCGGACATCCAAAATCTTGAGTGAAAACTCCAAACAATCATGGCAAAATCCTGATTATAGAGAACGGATGATTGCTATCTACAATCAACCAGAATACAGAGAACGGATATCTCAAATAATGATTGGATTGTGGACTGACCCAGAATTCAAGGAACGGATGTCCAAAATCTTAAGTGAAAACTCTAAACGCAGGTGGGTCGATCCAGAATACAGAGAGAAAATGGCTATTGTTCGAGCCAATACCCCTAGGACAAGCTCAATCCAATTGCAATTATATAAATACCTTGATGATCTCGATATTGAATACTATAAAGAAGGCACTGA